CGGCACCATTTGTGGTGCAGGAGTGTATACGCCCGATTGAGGGTGGTGTTTTGGTAAGAAGTAGCCCGCTCACCTGACTGCATTGACCTCCTGACTCTGGCCATCAGCCCGCTAGCCGGATCTTCGAGGACGGTGTACACGCGACTCGCTCGTAACCAGTCGAAGGCCAACCTTATGTCTCGCCGGCATTCCTGTTCGTAGCTGTGGCCACGCGAGGTAGCGCCACGGGAGAGTAGGGCGTGCTCCGAGCTGTCATAGAGTGCCAGCATGGCTTCGTGCGTGTGGTTGATGTTAAAATCGCTATAGTCCCACATGACGCCCGTAGAGTCATGAAGCCGCAGTAAGCGTTGAACGGTACTTGTGAGAGCGTCACCGCTCTGGTGCGCGGCACTGTTCCAGGTACCGCTTACCATGCTCTTGTCAAGCATATCATAGACGTAGGCCTGGATAACATAGTGCTCTACGGCTGTATTCCATATGACCCGCTGCTTACCGTTCTCGTACTTGGGCGCGCATTTTGACCAGAGAACGGGGCCAGCGCTATGCTCGAGTATCTTCCTGATATGGGACTCGGGTATTATCAAGAGGGCCCCTCGCTTGTTCATCCTCTCTGCCCCCCCCTGTGCTTCCCAGCGTACAGTTGCCCCCGGGGCGCCCCCACTGGCCGCCCAGAACATTCTGGCCCTATACCAGGAGCTGAAACTCTCCAGAGGGATTGTTTGGGGCATCATCGAGTCGACTGCCTCGTCACAGCACCGTCGCAGAGCCAGGTCATAGGCCTCCTCGCTTGACCAGGGGGCTTTGGCATCTAGCGTGGGTAGCTGACGTCTGGTCGGGTCGACCAGGCGCATCCGAATCTCGGAAACTGGGTCATAGCCAGGGTTCTGCTCTGTCCGGCCGACAATCGAATCTAGCCCGTAAGCCAGCCTCGCTCCTTCTGGCCCAATATAAGCCAAGGAACCATCTGGTTGCGGGAAGTAGCATGTTGTCCGGGTGAATACATGCAAAGCTTTGCACAGTTTAACCCAGGTCCTGACGTCACTGCTCAGGACGCCGGGGTGGGCGCGGCACCATCGCTGGAACGTGCCCCCATACTCTGAAAACATGTCACAGAGCAAGAGGCCGAGCACCGTCACTTCTTCCCACCCGTTGGCAATATTGGACAACTGTTTGGCCAGAGCCCGACCCGTCTGCCCCAAATTCAAACGGTGCAAGACGTCGGCCAGAGTGAGGTTAACCTTCCCACCTGCGCGCCCTGCCGTTGGTGGGTGGAGCCGGCATAAATCATCGATGGTACGGCGATTAAGCTGATCGGCCCCTAGCAGGTCCCGCCCTAGCTTCCTGGCCAACTGGAATTCCGCGACAATTTCTCCGTATGGGATAATTGGGCTGAGGTATTCCCACACCTCGCGAGGGCAAGGCTCCAGGAATACCCACCGGATTAGAGCCTCTGCCGCATTCGCTGGGGGCGTCGCCAAACGATACTCCCTCACTGACCTACTCACATTAAAACCGGTTTGGACCCCTAGTTCGCTAAATTTAAAAAGGTTATCTGGCCTAGTAAATTCGGCCAGCACCAATTCTAATAGCTGGAGGCTACTCTCATGAGGCACACCTTCTAGTAAAAGCGAAGGGTCCTTGAGTCTAGCCAGTGCATGGAGGCGCTGACGGGCCCCAACCTCAGAGCCAGCCCTCCATATCAGTTTTCCGGGTCATCGGAAGGGATATCGGGCCCCGGGTCAGTCCTCGCCAAGAAGTCAGCGGCCGCATCTTCGGCAATAACTCTATCTAGCGCCGGGTCTCCCAATTTATCTGGGTCGCGGTCGCCCCCGGAAACCGGAGGGCGGCCTAGTACCTCCTGGAGCCGGCTTTGTGCCTGTCCCGCTCCAGCATCGTTCGCCTCGTCGGTTATAGGTGACAAGTCCGCTTCCTTGTTGTCACCTGGGTTAAGCACCTGCCCGATGGGTGGTTCTTCTGGGGCCGGTTTCGCACCTCCGCCCCCGTCTGATCTCTTGGCCCCGGGACCAGTATTTGACACGATCCATGCCGCCAGGGCGGCCTGGGCTTGG